TATAAAATCTACGTCGTCGTAAAATGCTTCTCGTTCATGATCATCTAATATTATATTTATTTTCTTTTCTTGTTTCTCTTTTTGTTTTTGTTCTTGTTGTTCATTATATAATTTATTATGATCATTAAGGGCATCGGGTATTAATAATTTATAAAATTCTGATGGTATTTCTTCAATTTTGCCTTTAATTTCTCTATATATTATCATTTCATCTCCGCATTTATATTTAGTAGGTGGTGTTGTAATAAAACCGCCGGTATTTTTACAATCTACATCTTTTTTTATGCCGTTAATTTCTATTATTTTATTACGATTTCTTATTTTATCTGAATATTTAAAATAACAATGATATCCTTTACGTGTTTCAACTCTTAAACACTCTTTAAAAAGGGGTATTTTTTGGCATATTTCATTATAATATTCAATATCATCAAAATCTATGACGGTGAAGCCGGCTTTTTCTCCGGTTAATAATCCGCGCCCGTTGTGTTTTGGTTTGTCTCTTATAAATGATTTGTCCAGTTTTGCCCATTCACTAGGTAAATCAATGTATTCTTTTGTTATTTTTCCTTTATCGTCTTCAATTGTATCTAACTCAAAAGATATCATGATTTTATTATTTAAATTTTCTAAACTATTCATATAATATATAATAGAAATATTTTTTTAAATATATATTTTTTTAAATATATTATTTTATATATTTAAAAAAAACTAAACATTTATTTATTTATTTTCTTGTAATTTTAATAATTTATTTCGTCTATATCTTTCTTTTGCTCTTTCGATGGTTTTACGTCTATATTCTTCGTCATTATTATATTTATTCTTCATGTGCATCGCCATTTTCTCACGGTCTCGGTCTTTGGTTTTCTCATAATATTTATGAAATGCTTTCTTTTGTGCTTCAGTTGTTGCCATTATATATATATTAGATAATATATTTTTAAATATATTTTTTTAGATATAATTTTTTAGATATATTTTCTGGAAATTCTGGAAAAACGGAAAATCCTGCCCGCTTTTTTATACGTGACCTAGTTTTTTTGTCATTTTCCAGCCTATATAGTCAAAAAGCGGGCAGGATTTTCCGTTTTTCCGGACTGATGTATTTATTAAGTAATATATTATTTTATATATATTTATATATATATATCTTGGATTAACAACTAAATATATATAAAAAATTTGTCGTAAAAAATAAGTGGTCGGAGCTTTCGTAGAATGGACTTTTTAAAAATATTAATATTTATAATATATTTAGGAAAAGTAAAAAGTAGGTTTGACGGGGCGGGATGGTGCAGGCGGTTGGACTGGTGGCACCTTAATTACTGGCGCTTGTAATGCTTGCGGTTTATACGCTGGTTTAATTATTTGTTTTATTTCTTCAATGGGCGTTTCATCATCACTAATATCATTTAATGGCTTTAATTGTTTCAATTGTTTCTTTTTAATTGATACGGCTTTTTTTATAATTAATGATTCTTTATATTTTCTGAATTCTTCCATCTCTAATTCTGCCTCTGTTTTTCTTTTGTCTCTGTTTGCTTGACGTATTGCAACGACTTTTTTAAATGCTTCAATCTGTGCGGGTGTTCTGGGCTTCTTTTCCTTTGGCTTTGGCTCCTCTTGCATTTGTTGAATTGGTTGTGGGGTTGGCGGTAGCTGTTTGGGTGCTTCTTTGATTTGTTTTTTGGGTTTCTTACCTTCTAGTAGTTCTAAAACTTCCATTTTAAAAATTAGTATATATAGTAAATTAGATAATTTATTATATATTTTAATTATTTTTTTCATTTTTTTATAATTCAATCCCTCCACCTGATTCAGATTGTTTAAAGGCTTCATAAATGTCACTAAATTCATTCATTTTTCTCGCATAGTCATAATACATCTGTTTCATTGCTGTTTGAGTTTGTTCTTTTGTTGATTGTTTATATTTATTTAGACTTCCTTCTTGTTTGTCGGCGTCTCCGCTCATTTCTGATTCATTTAATAAATCAATATATTCTTGTCTTTTCATAATAATCATGTCTTTTGTAAATCGGATAGGCTCTGGTATATCCTCCCGCCCTGATGGTATATCCTCCCGCCCTGATGGTATTTCTTCATATAAACCACCACCAACAACAAGCCCCTCCTGCTCTTTGGTTGGTATAAGCGCCCCGCCTTCCTGTAGTGTAGGTTGTAATTCTGGTTCTATTAAAACAAATTTTCCACTCTCTAATCTATATAAACCGGTCGCAAGCATCTCTTGTTCTCTTTTGTATCTTTCCATTCTTTCTGCGTCTTTTATTCTTTCAATTTCTGCGCGCTCGGCTCTTTTCCGTTGTCTTTCTTCCTGTTCTGCTCCTATATCCGGTATGACGCTTTCTATTATATCTGATATTTTACTTAAAAAATGTAATGCTCCTGATTCTTCTATTTTTTCTGATTCTTGTGTAGTATTAAATAAATTTGACGTGGTAAATACTGGCGCCTGAACTGAAAAATTACCCGCCCCTGATCCTTCAATTTCATCAATCCTTTCTGCCTCTTTGTCTTCATCATAAACAGCATTAGTATAAAAAGTGGAATTATTTCTTATTTCATCATCATGTTGTATTTCGGCGTTTTTATTAAAAGTATCTAATGTATAATTTACTTTTTTTATTTTTTCTTTTAATAATTTTAATTTATTATCTTCTTCTAATAATCCCCCGCTTCTAGAAATTGAAATTAATGGAGATTCTTCGTATATTAATTCGCTTTTACTTCTTAATAATGGATCATCATATATTAATTCGCTTTTACTTCTTAATATAGGTTCTTCTATGGGTTTAAAAACTTGTGCTGGTGCTGGTGCTGGTTGTTGTTGTTGTTGAAATGGTGCCGGCTGTTGAATTGGTCTATATACTTCTGCTCGTTCTGTTGGTATCTGATATGATGTAATATTTTTTATTGGGTTTGGGGGTTGTATAGTTTTAATATTTCTTGGTTTATAAATTTTTCTTTTCTTTGGCTTTTTTATTGGTTGCGTAACATTTACAATTACTGTCTGTTCTTGTTTTTGTTTTTGCTTTTGTTTAATAATCTTTTTCTTGGCTGGTTTCTTTTTATCACCTTTTTCCATATATATATTTAAACTATAAAAAAAATAAATCAAAAAAAATTTAATTATATAATTATATAATGACATTTAAAATTGTAAAATCAAATGTAAAAAATAAAAGATATACCGCAATTATAGATAATATGGGAACCACAAAAGGCAAGCCTTTAAAATTACATTTTGGATCTGCTACCGGTTCAACATACATTGATCATGGCGATGAAGTAAAAAGAACTAATTATATTAAACGACATAGTAAATTAAATGAAGACTATACAAAAGTCACTCCGGCGTCTCTCTCGCGTTATGTTTTATGGGGGTCGTCAAATAACATCAATAATAATATAATAGAGTTTAAAAAAAAATTTAATCTAAATTAAGATATATATGGATTTAGTCAAACAAGAATTAATAAAAAAACGTTTAGAAATTAATTATAAAATAAAAATATTTACAAAATTATTAAAAGAACATGAAGATAATATTGAAATTAAAAAAGTATTTATTGTTTTTATTTATGATTTAAGAAAAGAAAGAAAAATATTAAATTATTCTATTCTAAATTATGATTATATAAAACATCTTTTTCATATATAATTTATTTATTATTTATAATTAAAATAATAAAATAATTAGTTATTTATTGTAACACGATACATTGTTTATTAATGGGGTCAATTTCAAGGATGGCGTCAAAATTAGTAATTAAATTTAATACTTGGGCATTTACGGTTGGGGTTCCGATGTTAATTCTTACACTGATGGGACTTAGTTGGGAACTGACTCCTGTCAATAATGCCGATCCAGAAATGCGCTCACAATTTACCCCGATGAAGAACTTCGCGGGAAGTTCGGTAGTTGTTGCAGTTGCTAGGGCATTTGTGTAGAGCCATTCAACGGCATTTATAGAAAAATTAGAAGAGGTTAAATCATGGGCGGGTCCGAGTGCTCCCGATAATTCCATCATGGCACCATTTTTATTTAATGCGGTTGAAATTTCTCTAGTTGGGTATGCATTGGATGCGATGAAGAACTGAAACGACCCATTGCTGGAAGTAATATCAAAGCTGTCCATGATCTTATTTAAACTGTTAGCGGTAACGCCTTGTTGTGATAAAAATAAAGATTTTATGCTCGCTAACCTCATGTTATATATATATTCTAGCGTCCCAGAATTTACCGATGCAGTTGTTTGAGAAGAACTCATATATGATTGAGATTTAACTAATAATTTACCCCTGTCATCAACCATTGATAATACGGACTGATTAACCGCATCAGAAAAATCCACGAGGTCAAAGCATAATTCAAAATTTGTTATAGCATAAGCACTTGGTTGGGTTCCGTTAAAAATATTAGCAATTGTATCAGTTGTAAGCATTATTTGAACTTGGGGCATATAAAGCAAAGGAACTAAGGTGTCTGAGTTACTGAGAATACAATTTAAAGGAGCAGAAACACTCATTGATTCACCGGATACGTCATAATCATGACCGTTACAATTAGAAAAAGTAAAAGCGGTTGCACCAGTGCCACCACCTATAGCTGGGCTTTTTCCTATTCCTAAAGCTTGAGATAATCCGACTTTTTGAGCATAATTCATTTTTAAAGCTACTAACATATTATTTACGACGTTATAGCTTGCAATACTTTCACTGTTTTGTGAGCCGATGAGTGTATCTAATTTTGTGAATACGGAATATACAGGGGCACCCCCTCTCATTGCGGTGGTATTATCGCCACCAGTGATGGTTAATTTATATCTTATATATAAAGAAGAAGGGACTAAATATGAACGTGATGGAAGTTGAAGGATAATTTGTTGAGAGTCACCAAATGATGACCCGTTACTTGGTGCAACAACGGCGGAGGTGCAAGTGGTGCCAGCAGGTAAATTCACTCTATTAGTGTAGTTAATTTCTTTAGGTAATGACATATATATATATTATAACTATAAAATAATTATAATAAATATATTTATTATTTTTTTCATTTTTTTTTAGAAACAAAATATGAAATAAATTAAAATATTAATATTATATTTTAACAAAAACATTTTTATCATAGTTAATAAATCAAATTCAATTATTATATTAATATATGTTACTATTTGTATTGGTGTTTTTGTTAATTTAAAAAACTTATTTTTTATATAATCTAATATATAATCTTGTATATAGTCCATAATATTATTAATTACATTATAAAATCTTTCTTTTTATCCAGTCAATACAACTTTTACTTACAACATCGGTAATTTTAACTTTTTTTATTTTATTATTATTATATAAATATTCAATATTATCAGATAAATTTGTTAAATCTTGCGGGGTTACATTATTAAATAATTGTTTATACGCTTCAATTACTAAATTTTTTTTATTTATTTTTTCATTAGGTTGTTTTTTCTGATTATTAATTAAATGTTCGGTCATGACACATAACATTGTTTGTAGCTCTAAGCAGTGTTTATGTTCTTGATATTTTGGAATTTCAGAGACTTTTGCCATCAAGAGTTTAATGGCTTCTTCTTCTTTTATAGTTCTTTTTAATTTATTCTTCGGGTTTATATAAACAAACGACATTATATATAATATATAATATATTTAATATTATTATTTTATTTTTTTATACAAAATTAATAGGTCTTCTTATACCTTTGGAACCCCCGATAAGAGGACGAGGAATTAACGGGATAGCTATAGGAGTGATTTTTCTTATTCCACCTGCTCCAATAAGAGGGCGAGGGGCTGGGAGGTTTGATTTAATTTTTTTATACATATATATTATATTTAGAAAAAAATTTAATATTATTCTTTTTTGTTTATTATTTTATACATTTCATCAATCTTATCTTTTATAAGTTGTTGTTGTTGTTTTAATTCTTCATTATCGGGGCTACTAATAATTTTATTGTTTAACTCCCAAAATGTAAAGCATAAATCACTTATAATTTTATCTTCTGCAATTTCTATAATATTTTTTATATCCATTTCCCTTTTTGATTATATTAGACTAGAAAAAAAATATTTTTTAAAGTTTTTTAATAACGGATATAATAATATACGGCATGATTTACTGGGCGATTCTCAGTTGTGGTTCTGTCAAAACGTGGTAAAATACCGGTATTAGTATCCGTAGGGTCTGTTGTGATTCTATCACGAGAAACACAATCACGAGCGCCCGATGCACAAGAACGAAAACCTTCATTACTGGCGTATAATGGATTTAATACGGCATCTTGTTGAATTGTTCCTAATGCCGCCGCGGTATAGGTCACTCCGCCAGTTGTTTGCGATCCACTGCCCCTCAAAAAAACAGATTGGAAGTTGGGCTTATTATACGTTGTTGAACCATCACCCACCCCATAAGTAGTCCCAATAACACCAAATAACCTTGAGTAAGTCGTCCGCGATATTGCCCCACCATCACAATATAAAAACCCCGATGGTGTTGTTGAACTTACATTTTGAATAATTGTTGCGGTTGGCATCATGTTGAATGTATCATCGGGGTTTATTGTAACCGCTGTATTTGTTATAGTGATTTGTGTTCCACTATTTACCTCTATATATAAAGTATCAGCAGTAGAAGAACAATTAATACGATTAACCGCAGCTAATGTTGTTCCACCTCTTGTAAATTTTAATCCATAAATAGTTCCTGAAGCACCCGCAATAATTAAATTAGGTTGAGTGCTTAAACCTGTGATATAAGTTGTTGGTGATTCTAAAGCAATATACGAGGTAGTGTTTGTTATTCCAGTAGTAAAGGTTTGTGTTGATTGAAGAAGAGATGTAGAAGGTGTTGAAACAGTTATATTTTTTCCTGTTCCTGTAAGAACATTAAAATCATTTGTTGGTTTTATAGATATATCACCCGTTCCTATTATATCTAATGTTGTTGTATTATGTGTGAGTGTAGCATTTTGCGCCGATGCGCCATTTTTTACGGTGATTCCTGCTTCTGCTTTCAATGTATTAGTTGTAAAAGTTTTTGCCCCCGAAATACTCTGTGTTGTGTTAGTCGTCACGAAACCAGCACCGCTCGCATAGGTCGCATCCCCATAACTTTTAGTTATCAAATCGTCTCCAGTGCTTGGCACTGATGAACATTGTGGCAATAATGTAAAGGTTGTGATTCCATTATCCGCAACGGTTACACGATTTACACCATTTGTTTTTAATATTATATCACCTGTTCCCAATGCTTCAACAACAATATTATTATTATTTTGTGAATGTATAAGAGGGCATTTGTGAATTTCTCCGCCTGTCATATCTATTGTTTTTCCATTACAATTTATACTCCCTACGGGGTTTAATGTTAAATCACCCGTTGCGGTAATTGTGTTTGCTGTTAGTGTATTATTAATATATGTATTAGCATTAGAGAAAGTTTTCTCTCCGGTTATTGTTTCTGTTCCTGTAATATGAACATAATCATTACCCGCGGTTGAAATGGCATTATTTAATTTATTTAAATTTACAAATTGGTTATTAGTTGTTGCGCTTGTTGAACACTCGGGCAAATTTGTAAATGTTTTAATTCCTGATGTTAGTGTTTGTGATGTATTTAAAGTCACATAACCAACGCCCGCATGATTTGTGACCCATTCTGTAGTTGCTATATTAGTTGAATAATCTAAAGGATTGGGAATAGTTGGCGCGGTTCCACTTATATTAACAACTAATGTATCTACATCAATTTCAGAAGAATTGACCGTATCGGCATCTATAACAATTAAGCCGTTCATTGATTTCGCAACGGTGTTATTATTTGATAAACTTGACATAATATTTATATTATATTAATATAGAAAATAAATATTATTTATAACTTTTTAAAATTTAAAATTAAATTAAATGTGGGCATTGTTGTTGCTAGTAAAGTCCCCGATCCTTGTTGAGTAAATGAAACCCTAATGAAATTAGATGAGCCGTTTAATGATGGAAAATAAATGGGCGGGTTATCGATTAATGTAGCCGTATAATTTCCGACGCTTGTAGATTTCCAATTTATAGGAACTGAACCAACATTAAGCGAATATTTATTTTCAGTTGAACTTGTCCCTTCATATCTTGTTGATAATGAACCAATTTGTAAATTTAATTGCGGGATCATGGTGAAGGTAGCCAACGCGACATTTTGACTTTGTAATGTCCATGTTAATTCATATGGTGCATCGTCTGTGACAAATGTCCCAAAATTAAAAGCAAATGTGAAATCTTTACCCGCAGTATTTACGGCGTAATATTGCGATGCGCTGGCGGTATTTAAAACAATAGAAAATGACATATTATATATTATATTATATTATATATTATTTTAAATATTTTATTCTTTTTTTATAAATAAATAATCACATGTTAAATCTAATCTTATAATATTATAAATTTCTAATAAGTCACTAAATAATTTTAAAGTATGTTCTAAACTGGTGACGCCGTGATGATTCTCCCATACTTCCATTAATATTATTGGTTTATATTTTAATATTGTCTTCATTGCCCCATCTATTACTTTGCGTTCATATCCTTCTACATCTATTTTAATAAAATCTAATTTAGATAATTGTAATAAATCAATAGTATTCATATTTACTGATTGTTTTTTATCTAATTTTTTTATATGTTCTGGCTTTCCCATTGGATTATTAGACAAACCGGATGCGCCTGTATTACTTTCATTACAAAATTCTAAAAATATATCATTTGTTATTTTATCTGTTAAACCGTATTTATATAAATCAACATTATTAATTTTATTTTTTTGTATATTCTTTCTTAATTTCTCATAAGTTTTATTATTACATTCAAAAGCATGAACCCGTTGAGCAATTGACGACATATAAACGGTATGATATCCAACATGTGCGCCGGCGTCAATACATACTGAATCTTTATTTAAATATTCATCAAATACTTTTAATACGTGAGGTTCCCATATATTACCACTTTTGAAATATTCACATAATCTACAATTTTCAAATAAATAAAATTTATAGTTTTTTTTTTGATTTTTATAATTAATAATATTATACATTATTATTAACTAGAAAATATTTTTTTATGCAAATTCTTGTGTAGTTGCTTTTAATTCATCTGCCCTTTTTAATGCGTCGCTTATATTTTCAAGATGTGATTTTTTATATGAATCAACATCAGTTAAACGAGAACCGGCGCCCGCTACTTTTGATCCAACTTGCAAGCCTTTACTTAATGCTTTACCGCCTAATATAAGTTCAGGGGCTAATTCTGGCGCAACTGCCATGGCGATTCCTTGCGCAATTGGACTATTGACAACGGAACCGATGCCTTTCCCAACTGTTCCGAGTATTTTGGATGTGGCTCCGAGCCCTTTAGATATGACTTTACTAATGGCTCCACCTTTTTTGAATACTGAGTTAATGGCTTTTGGTGCTTTCTTGAATGCTGAACTGATATCATGACCTAATTTTTTAAAAAATGATGACATTATAATATATATATATTATATGATATTATTTTTTATGAAATATATTTTATTTTTTTTTACTTATTATAATATGAGTTGTTTTTTTCTTTGACATTTCATATTTTTTATCATATGGATCCGAAATATTATTAGAACTAAATAATAATTTATTAATCCATATATTTTCTAAAATTAAATAGATAAAACAAACAAAATTATTAATATTATTATTATATAAATATTCATATACATTCATACTTTTATCTATATAAAAGTCATTACAAGTTCCAATATAAGGCGGATCTAATAATAATAAATTATCTTTATTATCTTTATTATTATTAATGATATTTATTGCATCATCATTTAAAAAGGTTATATTTTCATTTTTAATAAAATTATATATAGGATGATTAGAAAATTTAAAAGGCTTTAGTTCTTTAGTTCTTTCAAATAATGGGCATATACCTTGTCTCATAGAATAATATTTATTAATAAAAATATATGAACATATACAACCATTATCTTTAACAATTGAACTATAATATATTCTTCTTTCTTCATTGGTTTTACATTCATTAAATTTAATAATATATTTATTAATTTTATCTTCTACTTCTTTTTCTTTCTTTTCATCTTGAACTAATTTATATAAATCAATTAACATTTTATTATTATCATTTAAAATATATTTATATTCTTTTGGATGTTTAGTTGATATATAATAAGACATAGCACTTGACCCGCAGTACGGTTCAATAATTGTTTTGATATTTTTTAACGATGGTTCTACTTCATCATAGATTATTTTTATTTCTTGCCTTTTATTTCCTGCATAACTAAAAAAAAAATGATTATTCATATATATATTAATTTAGATATTTATTTCTCAAATTCTATTAAATCGCCGTTTTTATAAAATAAGTTATTATTAACATTAATAAATAAATAGTTAAACTTTTTATCAAATACGGCTTCGTCAATTTCTTTAATTGTTTCAGCTTTTTTTATATGTGTTACTTCAGATAAAATATTATTTAATTCATCGGTTGAAACTTTGAATATTATGATATTGTCCCAGAGCCTTCTAATAGTTTTTTCTGAAGAATACCAATTCTGAATCATGAAGAACATAGACAAATGTAAATGTCTATGGTTCATCATCATCATACGAAAGATTTTTAAAGTTTCTTTGTTTTTTAAATAACTACCCATATCGTCAAATAAAATACATGATGTATATCCATCCTCGGCGTCTTTTTCTATTCTTGAATATACTTCATATAAGTTATCAAATGTTAAATCCTCAAATTTTTGGTCATCGGGGAGTTCTTCAAATATTGAATCCTTCATAGATCGGCGGGATGCTTTTGGTTGGAAGACATAGATTGTAGAATATACCCCCGATAATATTCTATTTTTCCCCTTAGTAGTTTTAAATAAACTATAAATTAAATTAGTTTTTCCAGAACCCGGCCTTCCTATGATGCAATTGCATCCATGCGCGTTAAAGTGTTTAAACATTTCATAATCATTTAGATGTGGGGCGAGCTCTTTATCACAATTCATTTTACAAACTTGTAGATCAGGTTTATTTTTTTGAATAATTTTTATTGGCATTATATATAATATATTATATTTTTTATTTTATTCTTTTTTATTTAGTAATTTAGACGGCTTTAGATGAATATTAAGTTTAATTTTAGATTAATATTAATATTAATGATGGTTAAAGCTATATTAAAACGTTTTAATTAATCTTTAACTGCTTATTTACTTAATAATCAGTTAAAACTTAATATTCTATTAAAAACTCACTATAATAGATGGGCTTATCTTCTGCCGGACTCCTTCTGATGGGGGTTTTTTTCGTCTTTTATCAATTTTATTTAAATCTAAATTTTTTAATTTTCTTTTTTGATAATATATTTTAAAATATTCTTTTTGTTTTTCTAAAATATATAATTTATTATTTTTATAATATTCTAATTGGTATTTAATTCGGGCTTCTCTGTTGCGCTCATAGTATGACGGCATTATATAATGATTTAGAATATAATTATTATTTTTTTATATATTGTAATGCTTCCTTTATACTATGTCCCATGTTTTCGGCGGTTTCTTCCATTTTTGTTAATGCTGGTATCCCTTGATACATGTTCGATAAATACGAATGTCTTAAGATATTAACGCTTACCTTCTTATTAAATATAGCGTTTAATCTTTGGTTTAGTTTTACTGATGAAAGTTTATTATTATTTGAATCAACAAGTAGATAATCATTCTTATTAAGTTTAATAAATTTGTTTAATAATTTGTTTAGTGTTGGTGGTGCTTCTACTGTTTGCTCCCCATAGTATTTATCCGTCTTGTAGGCGTTGAATTTCAACTTATTACCTTGTTTATAATTATCTGTTTTTTTATCTATAGCTTTTATTTTAAAATCTGTAAAATCTTTTAATCTTCTTGGTGGTATTAAATAATAAAGTGACATTATTATTAAGTTTTGTAATTTTTGAAATTCATTATTATTTAATTCTTCTTTTTTTAATAATTCTTTATTTTCGTTTAATAACTTTTCATATACTTCTTTTATTTGTTCTTGTGTTTGCCAGTTCTCTGCCTGTGCTGGGCTCTTCTCTTGTTTCTTCATTTGTTCTACGTATTTTTCGCCGTCTTTCATCATTAATACTTTATATTTATCATTTTGATCCGCTACACATACAAGGGCGCTCAAAACTGTTTTTCTAACTGATGGATTTACATCTTTTAATAATGCTATATTTTCATCCTGTTTATTAATCCATTCTAAAACGGGGGTTTGTGTATCTGCTTTTTTATATAAGCTTTTTAATAAAGACATATAAGTAGATACTGAACCTTTACTAAGGTTAGGCTTTTTTTTTTGAATTTCTTCTTTTAAACTTTCCATATATATAATAATTTAGATATTTTTTTTTATTTTTAAATTAATTTAAATATTAAGTTCTTAAATTTGGGTTTTCATATAATAATAATTCTAAATCATTCATTCCCCCTGAATATATATTAGGATCATATGTTGGATTTCCTTCTATTTGTATGCTGGGCGGTTCTTCATCTGGTGGTTGTTCGTCGGGTGGTGGTTGTGGTGTTAATTCTTCTTGTATATTTATTAAAGTTTCATTAATATTCTTTAATGTTTCTAAATTATTATCATATACATTTAATTTTCTATAAATTATTAAACACATAGTAATACTAAAATCTACATTATTAAAATTTAAAAAATTATTTAATTCGTCTTTTAATTGAATATCAATTTGATTAATAGATTTTTTAGTAATTCTCCCGTATGTTCCGTCGCTGTTGCTATGTATTATTAAACCATACGCCGGCACATCAACGCTTAATGTATCTATTAGATTAGTTGTTTGTAAGTTTTTAGAATCAATTGAAGAGACCCCGAATGTATCACTAAATATTTTAATCTTTTTTATTCCTAATAAATTCAGAGGGTGGGGGGCGGTGATTATATTTGTTGATGCTAGAACATCGCCGGATCCTTTTGTAAATCCATTGACGAGCCATGATGTTGAATTAACTTCATTAAATGAATATAATGTATAGATTCCGGTGTAAGTCCAAGTAACTACACCATTATTTTTATTTATTGATAATGCTATATTATGTCCATTTAATAAAAATTGCGCTGTCATTGCGGTTGAGTATGTTGTAAAATTATAATTACCGGTTGGTATAGTTATAAAATATTGGGTTGGGCTTGGGTTATTTATTGTATAATACAATATATTATTATAAATGTTTGTTGCATAAAAAGATGCGGGGATACTTGCCTGATAAATGCCACCTTCTACAAATACAACGTCTTTTTGCTCTGTTAATACATCTGAAAAATTAAATATTAAATTACTTTTAAAAGTTCCATTGTAACTCTGGGCGTCTTCTGAATTTAAATTAATAAGTTTCTTTTCTTTTATTATATCGCTCATTATATTATATTATATATTATTATTATAATTTATAATATTTTATATTTTTTAATTTATTTGTTTAAAATAATTTTCTTTATCATTATATTTTGTTTCTGCTGGTTGTCTAGATAATTCATTATCAACATAATCTAATATTTTCTTATTTCGTTTTCTTTGTTTTTCTACTAATTTTTTTATTTTGTTATTAATCCATATTATTTGGTCGTCATTTAATTTATCTTTATTTTCTTCTAAAAATAATAAATAGGTTGTTGGATTACTATCATCTAATGATTGATGTATAGAATTTATTTTAATTAATTCGTCTTGAATGTCTTCCTCGTCCATGTCTAACTTATATATATATTATATTAGAAAATATTTTTAAACATTTTTTGTTTTATATGTATGATAATGTGTAACAAAATTAACATTTATTTTATTTTTGCTTACTAGTTCGTGAAATTTATGATATTCATTATTATTAATATAAATTAATACTTTACCATTATTATAATATCGCATGGTGTCGCCATACTCAAATTTAATGTTATTATCAATTAATTCAACTAATATATGTAAATTGTTAGGATCTATATATAATATTTGATTATTTTCCAATAAATTATTAATATAAATTGTCATTATATAAATAACTTAGATATTTTATTTTAAAGGTCTAATCCTTTAAATTTGGTTTCTGTTAGTTCTTCGCCCTTTTCTTGATATCCATAAATACATAATACTTTATCTTTTATTTTCATAAATTTCCCAATAAATAAATTATTTTCTAATCTTTTTATAAATTCTGTTTTATTAAGTTTTCTTTGTGCCATTTTAGGCATTTTTAAATAATCATCAGTATTTTTGAATTTCTCCCATAAATCAATGCATTTAATAAAGGCTTTTTTATCTGATATTTGTTCATAATTTTCATCAACAAAATTAAAAACTATATCTGAATCTGATAAATATTTATTACTTTCTTTTATTACTTCTTGACTTTTATAAATACCGTTTTTAAAATAGTTTTCTAAATGATTATTTACTAATATATCAAATAATGCTTGCTTATATGTTTCTTTAAATTCTCGTTTTTCGTAATTTGAATTTCCTAAATAAATATTTTTTTCTTTTCTTTCTTCTTCTGTATAATTATTATATTGATATTCATCTACGAATTTAGATTTAAAAGGGATATTTATTAAACGTCTTAAAATTGCATCATTTACTTCATTAAATTTAGGGCGGTCATTACATTCCATTATAAGCGTTAAAAATAATTCTGTCTTTGTATTATCACTAAATAAATTTCTTGAATTAATTTCATCATCGCCGGTTAATTGTTTTAATACTGAACAATTAATATCAAATTCTGAATCGGGTTCTGATGTTAAAACAAATCTTTTTAAATGTAAATTTGCCATTTCTGGGCACGCTCCCACTTTTAATTTTTGTTGTAAAATTTGGGGTGGTAGTTTATAGCCGTACTCGCCGACGGTTTCCATCATTAATTTATTTAATAGACTTTTTCCGTTCCCACCACTTCCACTAGCTACCGTAAATTTTTGAACTAATTCACCAATTAAACCAGAACTGAGAACCGATAAATAACTTTTTTTATTTTCTTCATTAAAAATAGTATTTAATATTTTATTTAGTTCATTAATATTCTTGGTTTTTATTTTATCATCATCAATATAATCATACCCTGTATTTATAGATATAAAATATGATGCTTTAGGCTCTATAAACTTTCTTTGTTTTAAATCATAAAGTTTATTTTTAAAGCAGAATAAATTGGGTTGTTTATTAAATTCTTGTTTATTATTTGTTATTTTATTAATAATATCTTGTATTAATGATTTTCTAAATATTATTTTTCTGAAGTTACTTTTAATTTTTTTAGAGTAATCATTATTTATTTCTTTTAATTTTGGTAGTCTTTCGTCATTTTGATTTTTTACTATTAACTTATTTAATTTTATTTCATTCTTTGTCTGAAACTCTGAACAATGTTCATAAAATTGTTCATCAATAAAATTACTTAAATATGAATTATTTTTATCATCTGTTTCCCAATATACACCATTAAAATAATATAATTTATTATCACAATAAATAAATTGTGTTTCATAAACTGATTTAAAATAATCTGATATTTCACCAGATAAAAATTCAAGCCCAAAAGGATACTCAAAAAAATTATTATTATCTTTATTAAATCCGGCTCTTATTTTAATATTCCATTTTATAAATTCTTCATGATTATCACATTTAAACCAGTATTCAAGGGTTTTAAATGTTAGTCCGTCATCTTTTTTATTTATTTTATCAAAAAAATCTAAATCTTTACTTTTATTAAATTTCTTTGATTTAGATGAATATTTAATAAATAATTCTTCTTTTTGGTCATCGGTTAAATCTAGATTTTTTAATAAAAAAGAGAAACGGATCCATAAATCATAATCATCAAATCTATCTTCATTTAATTTTGATAATATAAAATCTACGTCGTCGTAAAATGCTTCTCGTTCATGATCATCTAATATTATATTTATTTTCTTTTCTTGTTTCTCTTTTTGTTTTTGTTCTTGTTG